GCTCACCCTCTGACTGACCTTTCGGCCAGCCTACTCGGAAAACCCGAGAAGGGACGACGAGAGTCGGACTGAGGCGAGGGGAGCGCTAGCTCCCCGAAACCCAGTCAAACCCAACGGCGGGGCAGTGGCCTCTGGAAGTAATTCCAAAAGGGCTACCTGCGCCGGTCAGTCTACAAGCTAGTCGCACTAGCTCATTCCAATACTTCCACTTCAGAAGTACGGGTTTGTGCCATGTGACGACTTTGACCCAGCGGATCCCGGAACGCCATCTCCAGGCCTCTGGCAGACCGTGGAGGACAGAATCGCCGAAGCGATCTTGACCACCAACATGTCTGAGGGGCTGTGGAAGAAGGCGCTTTCGGACCCAATCAAGAAACCAAGGAGAGTAAATCCCACAGATTTCAAGACAGGTTTTCGCACCGTTGTGGAGCGAGTAGATTGCCTGGGTGCCATAGCATAGGTCCTGCTTCAGATAGAAACCCCTCACGGGGTATCCAAGGAAGAAATCTCCACCGCAAGACTCTCTAAAAGAGCCCTGGAGGAAGGTCTTCTCGGGATTAGTTCTGAAGCCGGCCCATGCAAGTGCCTTGACTACGGACTCCGCTGTGTCGGTGGGGACGATAATATCGTCGCCAAACACAAAGAAGTCATGCCCGAGCAATGCAGATCTCCCGTCTAATTCCAGGAGGGCCGCAATGAGACTAGCGAAAACGCAGGTCTCGAGCTCGAACGTGTAGCCATTCCCCATCGAGCTGAATTTCTCCAGCCGATGCCACTTCCCGTCCATAAACGTATGGGTGGACCTCAGGTCCTCCATGCGTTCAAGCCAGGGAGTGCCGCGCAACAAAATCCTGACAAGATTTGTGCACAAGGAGTCGCTTGCGTTCGACAGGTCAATTGTGGCGTAATGACCCAAGACAGAAGCCTTGCGGGCCACCTCACGGTGGACAGCGGCGGCGTTATCCAGGTCCCAACCCGTGTTGCGGCGGAGGCCAGTTCGTATGGCGCGACCGATAGCAAGCTGAAAATAAATGTTCAGCGTGCACTCGATTGCGATTCCACGATCGGTCTTAGCCGTCTTAGGAACCGTTGTGAAGCGATTCCCACGGGACCAATTGAGACAGTCGAGAGGATCAACAGACATCCGTGCGGCCCTCGCCATGAGGGAGCGCATCCAGATGCTGTCTGTCAGGTTCCAAAGGTAGAACCGGGACCCTCTTGTCAGAGAGAGAACGTCGTCATACTTATCCGCGGCTGTTGGGTTAGCAACAGAACTCGAAAAAGTCGTGCCGGGACCGTGTCTGGCGTAATCGGCGAGTGTTCGCCTCCGACGTTCGTCCCTCCTAAGGCTAGCGCCTTGGAGAGGGGGTCGAACGTCATAGGAGAGCGAACCGTCGTCGACGTCAGTCGGGCAAGGTCCCAGCCAGCCGAGCAATATCTTCCTAGCCCTCCGGAGAAATTCCGCAGGCATGCTATCCTCGAGAGGATGCATGATATAGGGAGATAAGCGTTCGTTGGCCTTATAACACGACGCCTCACCTTCCCTCCATGACGTCCTGCACGCGGAGCCGCGGTCTTCGTCAGTAAAACCCGGTATGAAGGGGTTCTTCTTCAGAAAGGTAACCGAGGCGTTTGCGCGAGCGAACGCTTCAGGGTCGATGAAGTCTTCAGGTGCGACCTTAGCGGTCAACACCTCGGCCCACGCCCCGGCCCGCGCCAGGATTGTCAGCTTGAGGCTGGTGGGACAGTCGAGTTGCGCCCAATATTGGAGCGCCGTCTCTTCCAAAAAGGAAAAAGACATGGATCACCTCTCGAAATGAGAAAGTCAATGCAGACGCGAGTCCGCGAGTAGCTTACTGGGGGGCGAACCCCGTTTCAGCGGCTTGCTTAATCAGCGTCTGGGATGCGCAGTTGAGAAACTGGCGCACCGACTCGCTCAACTCCGACGCCGGGATGGCGTTTGGGAGTGTGATTTCGAGACGCGCTACCACCGAGTCCTTCGCCTCATACTTTGAGGTGACGGTGTTCTGGGTGGAATACGGACGACTATACTCGACGACGGCACGTCGTGCAGACCCGGGACGGTTATTAACCGTCGTCATGGTAAGCACGGCGCGATGTCCAACGGGTACGCCGGCCGCGGCGCCGGTGTCCTGGCGCCAAACCGCCTTCGAGCCATCGCCCCCTGCAGGGGTCAAAGCATCGTAGACGATATTGGTGGTCTCGTCCGCCTTCTTGACGGTGAGAGAAGCCATTGCAGGCATGAAGTGACTCCAACTCCGAAATGGAGATTGATTAACGACCAAAGACACTCAAGACTAAAGCCATGGCTTGTAAGCCACGGTTCAGACTGAAGCCTTTGAATGGCTTGACAACAAGACTTGGGCCGGGGATGCCCATTGTCCGGTTGAATTCTACGTACTCTTTGTCCTTCTTTTGAAGCAGGCCTTCGACCGCCCCGCTGGTGTAATTAGCCAGCTGGTGGTAGTTGTAGAAGTACTGCCCTTGAGAAAACTCAGATACGAAGGGGTTTTCAAGTGTAACCCCGTACCAGTCCGTCATAGAACTGACGACCTGTTCAACGTTGACGAACCAATCGACAACGAAGGAAAAAGGCATTAGCTTCCATGGCAGGGCAAGGTCGATAAGACCAAGTTGGTTTGCCAGAAGAAGATTCGGCGAAGTGATCACGACAGTAGCCTGGAGTTTTATTTCCAAGACGCCGTTGTAGATCGTCTTCTCAGACCAAGTGTACCTCGGGTTGGACCCGAAGCCACCGCCATTCCCGACAACTTTCGGGAATTGCTCGATCTGCCGACTACGAACAGCCGTCTTCATGGGAGGCGCGGTGAGGATATTCACAGAACTATCTATGTCTTTGAGCAACGGTTTCAAGCCGTACTCATATTCAAGGAAGTTCTGTGACAGAGCCTTACCGTGACTGACCCCACTGGGGCGGGGAGTTCGAAGAATGCGGGCCGCCTTGTCGAACTTGCCCTTTGAAAGGGCGAGCACGAGCTTGGCTAATTGCACGGCGCGATCGTTAAACATAGTACGCGTCTTATTTATCTGGGCGAGATTCTCTGCCCAGCCGGCAGCATCCATGGCCTTGCTTCTGAGTTTCTCATAGGCTCGGTTGTAGGCATGCTGCCGAACGCGTGCATAGTCAGGCGTGGAAGAAAGGGTCCAATCCGCTTGCTTGGTCCACGAACCAGGTGAATAGCTGGTCGTAGTCCACGAATCGGTCTTTACCATGCCGAAGTACCAGTAATGCCGGTACTCTAACGGTCGATCAATCGGCATTTTCTGACGATACCCTCGCTGATATGCATCAGCAAAAGGAAAGGTCGGATAGCGCACGAAAGGTCCAGAGACTGGTGCAACCATGACATCCCCCAGGTGTGTTTCACACCTGTGTCACTCGCAAGAAACTTGCGAGAGAGTCCCCCCGGTGAAATGGGTTTCTGGCGTTCTTCCGATCGGTTGTTTAGACCTAATCAGCTAGACCGTCGATCTGATCGAATAAACCACTACGTGGCCATCAGGAACCGACCCCACCG